CACAGGGCAGAAGAGACGTATTCTAATGCCCTTATGGAGAAGGCTCTGGAGTTGGAGCCGGTGGCAAGGGAAGTATATGAGGATATTACCGGCAATATTGTCAAGACTGCGGGATTCATTACCCGTGATGAAGATGATGAGTTTGAAGAATGGATCGGGATTAGCCCTGACGGTATGATTGAGGATGGTCTCCTTGAGATCAAATGTCCTTTGATGCGGACACACATGGAATATATTATGGCAAATAAACTCCCTACGGACTACCGTTATCAGGTACAAGGGCAGTTATTTGTCTCAGGACTAAAGTTCTGTGATTTTATGAGTTTTGCAGAGGGGATGAAGCCGTTTATCATTCGGGTTTATCCTGAAGTGGAACTCTTTAAATTATTTACTAAGAGATTGAGTATTGCCATAAATCAGATTGGCGAGTTATTAAAACAATATACTAATTACGATTACAATGAATAGAGTGGTATTGTATGGAAATTGTGGAAAAGACCCGGAGGTCAAAAGACTTGAATCGGGGAAGATAGTAGCCAAGTTCTCTCTGGCTACCAATAAAACGTATTCTAATGCGTCAGGAGAGAAGATCACTGAGACGGCATGGCACAACATAGTCTTATGGGGAAAACTCGCAGAACTCGCTGAAAAGTACGTTAAGAAGGGAAATTCAATTATCATCGAAGGTGAGATCAACTACCGGAGTTATGAAAATAAAGAAGGACAGACAGTATATATGACAGAGATCAACGGTAATGCTTTACATTTTGCCGGAGGGAAGAAAGATGAAACGCAGAAAGAAAAAGTACAGACCGGAGCAATGTCTGATACTGCTGATCTTCCCGGAGCGGATAGTGATCCATCTTATGTACCGGAAAACATTCCTGATCCTGAAATGCCATTTTAAATGGAAATATATCTGCGAAATACTCTTACCGGACTGATCCCTCTTTACCCGATGGATCATGATGAGAAACGTAAGTTGAAACTTGGCAAGGATTATCTGGCGAAGATTACCCTACCCCGGAACTTGGGTTTTCATAAGAAGTTCTTTGCCTTGTTTAATATTGCATACCAGAATTCCCGTCTCGATATGTCCGAGAAAGCATATCGGCATTATCTGACTATCAAGGCAGGATATTACACAGCTTATCAGACTCCGAAAGGTATTTATTATGAGCCTGATTCGATTAGTTTTGATAGTATGGAGCAAGATGAATTTGAAATATTTTACCAAAGGTTTCTGGATAAGATCATTGAGGAGATTGGATGTACATCTGCGGAGATTGAATTGCAACTGATAGAATTTATGTAATGATATTTCATTTACTTTATACTGATAAAAATAATAAATTTCATAATGAAGAAAAAGAATTTGGTTCTTTTGCAGAAGCAGAGATATGGTTAGTAATGATAGAGTCGATTAAATGGGAAATAGGGATACCTGATGAATGGTTAAATGAAATTAGAGATAACAGTCAACAATCGTTATTTTAAGCAGTAAACGAAACTTGACCATAACTAGCGTGTACCCCTGAAAAATTCAGGCCCACACAACATAATAACTTAAATATGATCGAAAAACGGTACAATAAATTCAAAGCTGAACGGCAGACATTTGACGGCAGGAGTTATCATTCAAAAAAAGAAGCCGACTATGCTGTTAATCTTGCATGGAAATTAAAGATCGGGGAGATAACAGAAGTCATCCCTCAGTATAAACTTGATCTGCGGGTCAATGGGAAACATATCACCAATTATTTTATTGATTTCAAGGTGATATATTCTGATGGTCATGTTGAATTGGCAGAGGTAAAGGGATTCGAGACTGATCTTTGGCAGTTAAAATGGCGGTTGACGGAGGCGTTATTGGACGAATTAGAACCGGGGGCAAAATTAGTTATAATCAAATGATTAATAAAATGAAAACTATAATAGAAATTGAAAAGGAAATTAGTGATGTTATTAAATCACTTGGAGAACACCCTACTGAGAATGAAGTCAGAAAGGTAACCAGAGATGTTTTATTTTTAAGGCAGATAAAATATTATCTTGAATCTGAACCGAGAGAGGATTTTATAAAGTCTGAAAAATCAAAAATTGAAGAAAGAATCAAGAAAATACCTAACGGCTATAAGGACTGGCAGATAGGACGTAATATGACAAAATACACCGATCCTTATAAGTCATATCTCAATGAGATGGGATTGCCTGAATTAAATTCAAAACTGAAAACATTAAATTATTTGTTATCGTGAAACAGGTTTATATTCCATATTGGGAATGGGAAGATTATTTAAACAGAATGTGGCGTAAACTTCCAAAGGAGCAAGAACCGGAGATGTTAAAAATAGCAATAGAATTTACAGGGAGTGCTACAAAATACGGGGATGCAATGAAGCAAGTTATAGATAAATGGCCCCGTACGATGTTAAATACATTGACAAACCTTAATGTTAATCGTAGGGCGTTTTTAGGACACTGCGCTTGTCAGTTTGCAATAAATTGTCCTGAATATATTACCCGTCAGGCATGGCATGAGTTAACCGATATGCAGCGATATCTAGCTGATAGGGTGGCGCAACAAACAATAGATAAATGGTGCGAAGAGTATGAAAGAAAAAATACAGTTATACATTCTGACATGGCAGAGCAGATGTTACTCTGGAGGAATACCTGATGAAGTCCCTATGGAAATATTTGACAAGGTTCCATCCTATAAACGTATCTGTATTGCAATTATGAAAAATGATATTGTACTCGAATCACTTGGATTTACAAGAATGCCATGTATGATTTACAAGTTAATAAAGCGTAAGGAAATTGAAGAGCGAAATATCTATCCAAGACAATTAAAACTATTCTAATGAATGTCTATAATGCAGCACAGCAAAGATTAAAGATTATATTCAATGATTTTGATAATGTCCTGGTAGCGTTTTCAGGAGGGAAAGACAGCGGAATTGTTTTGAACCTTGCTTATGATTACGCTAAAGAAAATAATTTACTTTATAAATTAGCTTTTTATTACGAAGATTATGAGGCTAATTATAAGCATCTTCATGAATATGTTGACAGGATGTTTAAGTATGTTAATATTGACAAAAAATACTGGTTGTGTCTTCCGATCAGCGCCGCTTGTTCAGTATCTATGTATGAAACCCGCTGGACTCCATGGCATCCAGACCAAAAAGATATATGGGTTCGTAAAATGCCTGATTATTCTTATGTAATTAATTTAGATAATTGTCCGTATCCTTTTGCAATAGGAACCAAAGGGTTTGATGCAAGAATACAGTTTGCTGAATGGTATTCGCAGGTTAATGGAAAGACAGCAGTTCTAATCGGAATTAGAGCTGATGAATCTTTGACAAGAAGATCAATATTTACGAGCCAGCATAGAAAATATATGCACAAAGGATTGAGGTATTCAACAAAGGTTAATGAAGATACTTATAATTTTTATCCTATTTATGATTGGAAAACAGATGATGTTTGGATTTGCAATGCAAAATACGGATATGATTACAATAAGCTCTATGATCTATACTACCAGGCTGGATTAAATTTTGACCAGATGAGAACAGCAAGTCCGTTTCATCAGTCAGGACAGGATAATTTAAAACTATACAGAGTAATTGATCCGCACAGTTGGGGAAAAATGGTAGGTAGAGTTAACGGATGTAATTTTGGTGGAATATATGGCGGGACTTCAGCAATGGGATGGAAGAATATTACTAAACCGAATCATTTTACATGGAAACAATATGCTGAATTCTTAATTGGGACGCTTCCTGATAGCACAAAAAAAAAGTTACTTTATCATCTTGACCGTATTATGAAATCATGGGAAAACGAAGGATATGGAAGAAATCCAAGGGTGATACAGGCTATGAAAGATGAAGGAATCGAACTTGAAAATACTCATGAAATATCAAAAATATGTACAAAGCCTGATGTTTATGAGATAGTAAAGATAAAATCAGGAATGCCGGAAGATACAAAAATTCCAAACTTTAGAATTTGCCCAAGTTGGAAAAAAATTTGCATAACGATAATGAAAAATGATTTTGCACTTACCTATATGAGTGTATCGAGAACGAAGGATCAGAATTTATTGAAGAAACGAGGATTACAAAAAGCGTATAAAATATTATGAAATATCAAGATATTTGGATTAACGGCCAGGTTACAGAGTCAGGTAAAAGAGAGTGCGCAGAACGGTATGAGATTATTAAGCAGTTCTGCACTACTTTAAAACAACCGTTTACAGTTTGTGACATTGGTGCTAACATGGCATATTTTGGATTAAGGTTATTAGATGATTTTGATTGTTACGTAATAGCATTTGAGTTTCATCAATTTGAAGAAAGGTCAAAAATTATCAGCCTAAACAAAACTACAAAACTGATTTACATGGACCGAAAAATAAGCCTTCAGGATGTTGACATTTTAAAACAGTTTTGTCATTTTAATTTAATACTTGCCCTATCTGTATTGCATCATGTTCCTGGTTCAGTAAAAGAATGGATTGTAAAACTAAGAGAGTTTTCCGATAATTTAATTATTGAAATGGCACTTGAAGATTCTAAACGATCTGAAACAAGAAAAGAATATATTATTCCGGAAGGTACAATACTTGGATATGGAGATAGTCATCTAAAAACTAATTTTAAACGACCAATAATATTATTATGAAAGAGCAACTACTATTTGAAGAGCTAGAAACGGACGTAATTGAGAATTACCAAAGTCCGGTTTATGACACAATAAAAGTTCATGTCAGTAAAATTAGAGCAAACGCCTATAATCCCAATGCTGTTGCTCCGCCTGAAATGAAACTCCTGGAATTGTCTATTTGGGAAGACGGATTTACTATGCCATGCGTTTGTTATTATCTGAAAAATGAAGATGTTTATGAGATTGTTGACGGATACCACCGTTACACTGTCTTAATGTCAAGTGATCGGATAAAGAAGCGGGAAAATGAAATGCTTCCAGTAGTGGTTATTGATAAGGATATTTCAAATCGAATGGCCTCTACGATACGACATAACAGAGCTAGGGGATCGCATAACATAGAATTAATGTCTAACATTGTTACTGACTTAGTTGGCGCTGGAATGTCAGACGGATGGATATTAAGGCATATAGGAATGGATAAGGATGAATTATTGAGGCTAAAACAAATCACCGGAATTGCTGCATTGTTTGCAGATAAGGAATTTTCTGAGGTTCGCAAAGATTTAGAAATAGGAGATCAGGGAGATGAATAAAAAACCGCATTTAACTGAATTGCTTTCTTTACTTGACAAGCCAGCACTGAAGAAATGGGCTAATCAGCAAGGACTAAAAGGCATAGATATAACAAAAGAGTCAAGCAAATGGATGAATGCAGGGACTTCAATTCACTCCCAGATTGAGAATTATATTCGTAAGGGAGAACCGTTTATCAGCGATATTGATCAGTCATATTTCAAATGTTTCATTGAAGATAAAGAAATATTAGGCCTTGAAAATAATATTGAAACGGAATGGTTTAAGGGCCGATATGACATTAAGGTTAAATGGAAAGATAAGATTTATTTGATGGATTTTAAAAATCATTCTAAAAGGATATACTTTGAAAATAAGCTCCAATTAATAGGTTATGGAATGGCTGAACAATGCGATTGTTTTGCGGTAGTAAGTGTTCCTTCGTTTACTGTAATGAATTTTAAAGTGGAGAATAGATCGCCGTATGAAGAGATATTAAAATGCCTTTCGAAGATATATACTTTAAAGCAGGAAATAGAAAATCCAGATATTGATATTGAAGTTGGTTGCCTCAGAGATTAAAAATAATCTCTCTTTTATTTTTATATTCGAAAAATTGTTTTTAAATTAGCACTTTAAAATCGAGCGATAATGAGAAATTTAACTTCAATTAAAATACTGCCTCCGGCAGGGGATACCAGGAAAGGTTTGCTCGAAACATCCTCCCTGGTTTTTCTTTTGTCGGAGGCTTAACTTTTTACTATGAGTAAAAGATTTATTGATACTGGTATTTTCGATGATGATTGGTTTATGGATTTATCCAAAGATGCTAAAATCCTATGGTTTTATTTTATAACAAAATGTGATCATGCAGGTATATTACATCTAAATCCAAAATTATGCCAATTACAGACTGGCATTAAAAATATAGAAACAGTCATGAGACAGTTAGGCAACCGTATAGTAACTGTTAAGGGACAGTTGTTTTTCATTCCTAAATATGTTGAATATCAATATCCTGGATTTCCTGACTGTAAATTTCAAATGGCTAAATCAGCTATTGCAATTCTTGAAAAATATGATTTAATAAAGGACAGTCAACTAACAGTCAGGGAAGAGTTAACCAACTCTTATGGTATAGGTAATGGTAATGGTATAGGTAATGGTATAGGTAAAAGAGAAGAAAAAAAATCGAAAAAATGTTTTATAATTCCTCTTTTATCTGAAGTTGAATCATATTTTGCTGAGAATGGATATAAAAATGAAATTGCTATAAAGGCATTTAATTATTATTCAACTGCAAACTGGGTAGATTCAAAAGGAAATTCTGTAAAAAATTGGAAGCAGAAAATGATTGCAGTTTGGTTCAAGGATGAAAATAAAATTGCAGTGGATAATGATGATTTGGAATATAAAAAACTAAAAGAAAAACTTTATGGAAAACAACCTGTATGATATTTACTCGAATTCAATTTGTAATGATATTCCTATTGAAACATTAAAAGATTTTATAATGAATTTTTTAATTGATGCTTCAAAAGATATGGGTTGCGACTTTGATAAAAAAGAAACTCCTGATAGAATATATTATATTATTTCAGTTCACTACAATCATTTACCATTATCATTAATTGCTTCTGGATTTAAACGTGGTGCATTAGGACAGTATGGGGGTGGACGATTAGTCCCAAAGACAGTATTTGGATGGATGGGACAGATTAATGAATATTATCTTACTAAGCATAACACACGGGATAATTCTCAGGATAATTATACTAAGTTTGATAATTTACATAATTATCCTTTGGGTGCAGCTATTAATAAAAAGATCGATTGGTATATGAAAGGTGGATTAGATATTAGTGACTGGGATAAGATTCTATTAAAAGAAGTTGCTGAAATGATTGGCAAAGGACATCAACCAACACTCGAAAAATTTGGAATTAAAAACCAACTTAAAAATAAATGAAAACAAAATCGACCCCAACAATTAAAAAGGCAGTATTGCAGGAATTTGGATCACTGCCTGGCACATTCCGGGGACATGACCTCATCAAAGTAGTGAGGATAGTCACTGGACGGAAATACGTCTATGGAGATACTATCTTGCGGAAACTCCGGATATTGAAAGCTGAAGGAAGGTTGAATTATGAACTTGCCGCAGCAAAGGAAGAATCTTTATATCTGAAAAAATGTTAACAGTACCACGATTTAAGAGAAGTCCGATAGATACTTCAATTTATTCTCAGGCTATGTTGTGGAAGAAAAAGCCTTACCGAGCCATCTATGATTCGTTGATTGAGGATATTAGGGAAATCGTCAAGAATGAGACCGGCTATGATCCTTGTGCCTCTTCTCGGAAAAGGATGAGGGAATTGGTTACATCCCGGCAGTTATTTATTCATTTTGTTCGGAGTTATACACGACTGAGCCAAGCGACTACCGGAGCAATTCTGGGGAAAGATCATGCAACAGTATTCCATGCCGAAAAATGTGTTAATAAGTTCAAGGAAATTGAAAATGAATATGCTGAATTATATGATCGGATTGACGGGAAAATACAACTAATAATAAGAAACTGATATGAAACCATTAATGCTTATTGCGATTTTAATTACCTCAGGTGTATTTCTGCTGACTGTATATTGGATTTATGCAGAGATGAAAGCTGAAAAGATATATAAGAAAAATGAATATGAATTGACATACAAGACTATTCAGCATTTTGTCAATTTCTCTTCTGCCAGTGCGGAGAATTATGATACAGGGATGAATATGTTGGAGCATCTCGGACAACTGCCGTACAAGAATAAAGAAAAGACTATTGTTCTGACCAATCAATTTTTTATCAAATTCCAGTGTGAGAGGATTAAACGATTATTAGAAAATTAAAAATAAACCCCATGTGCAAATTTTATTCAGCTATTGTAATGAAAAATGGAGACTTGCTCCATAATGAAAACCTAATGAGTCATGAAGACTTGATTGATCTGTTTGAAATTAAAGATTCACAGACAAATTGTGAGAAGTTCGTCAGGGTTGAATTTTGTGTTGGTGATGAAAAAGACTTTGCAGATATTGAAAAGTATAAACTGAAAGTTGATGAAGATGTTATCCCTAAATGGTTTGAAAAACACAGGGAATATATTACATCAAGGTTGAAAGATATTGTAAGCAAAAGGATTATTACTACTGATCGAAAGATACTCACTGGTGGATTGTATGTTGTGAAAAACTGTGTTATTGGCAAATTAATTTCTGCCACGGTAGTTTATTTGCAAGGTACAGTTCAGTCTGTCAGAGAAGGAGGTACAGTTCAGTATGTCGATTCCGGAGGTACAGTTCAGTATGTCGATTCCGGAGGTACAGTTAATGGTGTTAAAAAAGAAACTGTATGAAAACATCATTAATTATTTTATTTTTAACATTGTCTTTGGTTGTATTCAGTCAACCGGACTGCGGGAATAATTTCCCCGGTCCCGGACATATTGAAAA